GGGCCGGGGGTTACTGCGCCACCGCCAGTATTGCCGCCACCGTAAGGGACAAAGAACTTGTTATATGCCGCCGCTTGCTGCGGGTTCCTAGCCTCAAACTCAGCGCGAGCCTGCTCAAACAAGTCACCAGAAGAATAGCCTCTTACACCGCCCGCAAAGGTCTGAGCCTCTGGAATGCCAGCAAGAGCGTTGCCGCCGGGAGCCGCCAGCCCAAATGCAGAAGCCGCATCATACGCACCCTGCATCCCAGCCTCTTGCAGCGGGGTGAAGGCCGCAACATCTGGGCCGTAATGAGGCATAACCCCTATTCCACCCATTTCTGATGCCTTCTTGAGATTCTCCTTCATGGCTGCCTCAGCCCACGCTGGAATCTCTACCTTGGTTGATTGGCTTCCGCCCTTTCCACCGCCGCTCATATTAAATGTCCTTTCCTAAACTTGTGAGTACAGGCTTGTAGCCCTTATGCTCTAAAACCTTTTGCCATCCCTTCCGGCCCGCAATGCTCATGGCGCTACAGCCATTTAACTTTGCAAAAAACACAGCCGACGCATCCATCTCGACTATCGTATCCATATTCCCCCCAGCCAAAAAAACGTGAAAAGCCTTTTTTCTGGGGTACACGATTATCTCCGTAACCGCGCAAGCGTCTTCAGCAGGCCAAAACTGCATCGTTCCCATCTTGACCGCATCTACGATATCCTCAAACAAATGAGTATTACCGCCTCTGTCTAATGCCGCCTCTATCCACGGCCTACAACGCTCTAATTCAGTTTCCAACTCCTCCATTATACCACCCCTTACGATACCTTTAACGTGCCTCCGTCATTCCATATTACGCCGGATTCTCCGGGCAAAGACGTAGGCAAACTGTTACCTTTCGCCATCAATATCTGCACAAACTCACTGCCAACGGAAACAACCAAGTAGTCGTTAGCCGCGTCATACAGCAGGATGCCGTTTTCCGTAGCCGAGCTAGATGCTTGCTTCTGGGCAACAATCTCCCTGACGCGCACCAAGTAATCATTAAGATCCTCAGCCCACAGGTGTGGGGTTTCCCGAGAATAGGGTGGCGGAGACTCTTTGCTCATCTTCTGCCACCGCCGCTAACGCGCAATCGAATGTCGCCCACGCGCCAGTTGGTTTCTGCATCTCCATCAATCCGCACTCGGAACTGCCTGCCGGTCATCCTTACGCTAGTTGGGTTTGCTGGATCGTATGGGCCGTGACTTGTTTCTGTGCCATTTGGGTAGAACCGCGTCTTGAACGTCATAGCTACCTCGCCCTGCGTCTCTTCCTCTGGGATCATCTCTGTAATCCTGACAACATTGTCGCCATCATCAAAGTTGATCGGGCCGCTCTCTAGGAAGACTGGGCTGCTCTCATGACCATAGCCTGACTCATGGCGGTATATCGTCCCATCAATGCCGAGCCACATGGGGTCAACAAACACGCCCGAGTCCACCCCAGTAGACCGCGCTAGATCGCCCACAAGCCAATGGTTTTCATTGTAGTCGTAGGCTACATACCGCGTGTTTTCGTCTTGGGCATCGCCGGGGTAAAACCACCACACCTCGTTAAACTTCTGGTTAGCCACGCAGAAGCCATGACTTAGCCGGTCATGGTTCATCTCGGTAAATACCTTGTCATGCACCTCACAAGGCAGCACACGGGCCGTGGAGCCGTCGTAGACAAAGAAGTTGCGCTCACCCATCCAGAAGGCTGTGGGGCCGACAGAAGCCAGCATATTGCGCCCTACAAGGCCACAGGAGTTACCTATCTTTTGGAATCCGTATACCGTAGGCGGCCCCTGATATGTCGCCACCCACGCATCAAGATCAGTGCAGATTAGCGTCCTGCCTCTCACCCTTGCGCCAGCCACAATCTTGCCAGAAGTCTGAAGCTCAATATCTCCAGCCTCGTTTGTGAATGAGGGAGTCCACACCCCCAGATTCTCCCGATCTGACCACTTGACCTGCCTTGTGCTGTCTCCTGTTCCCAAGCAGAAAAGGAACCGCTCTGCCGTAACTACTAGCGCGTCAACCCCAGTGGGTGCATTTTCTGTATATCCGTTAGCCGTAGTAATGGCCTTTGCCTGCGCCTCTGGAGTGCCAGTTGCAGGATCAAAAACCCACTCATAAACAAGGCCAGCGGCATCAGAGCAGGCAACAAGGTTTTGACCCCAATTGTCTAGCGTCCAGTTGGTTGCCGGAGCGATGCTGTAGTCTCTTTCTCTAGGCGTTCCGTATGATCCAGCCCCGTAATTCTTCCCGCCATAACCAAGGTTCTCAGAAGCCTCTGCGATGCCGGTGCTAAGTCCTGACGGGGTGATATCGTAAACGACGCCGTTACCATCTGATGCGGCAAGGCGGTTATACGATCCTGCCGCGATATAGGGCGCTCCCGCATTGGTCACCCACGCATGGGAACCTCTAGATACTCTGTCTTTTTGCCTGATTACGATACTGGTAAATACAGCTAACGGCGGCGACCCGTCAGCAAACGCACTCAATGTAAGCTCAAAGGAAGATGTAGGGGACGCGCCTAGTGTTACATCAAATGAGTGAAGTGCTGATTGGGCCACACTTGCAGGGGTTATAGTCCCAGCAGTTGTTCCGCCAAGATCAACCGATACGCCAATCACGTTGGACGTTACCGATAACACTGAAATATCTATGGAGTATTCTGTGTCCGCTAACAGCGAAAGCGACCCTTGGCTAATTGTCCCACCATCTACGGTTATGTTTAGCGTGTTTTCTGTAGAGTCGTGTGAAGAGCCAAGACTGAGCGTCCAATCAGCCGCATCCTCAAGCTGAGGGTCATTATTAATTGTCTCGATGTTTGCGAACTCAACCCAGCCGCCTACTGGCTGCGGGGCGTTGTTAGTCCAGCGCACAAGGCTGGAGTCAAGCCAGCGACCCTTAGAATCCAAGTCTACGCCGTGGCTATAGACGCCTGCGGGGATATCTAGCTTAACTAATGGCATATTATGGGGTCGCCGTGTATCCGATATATGAGCCGTACAAAGTGCCGCCTACATTCCAAAGCTGCACCCAGTTAGTACCAGTAGTGCTGAGGGACGGGGTTTGACCAAACAGCCACTCCATCGGAGGCCAATTGACAGCGTCTGAGTCTACGGATGTAATTCTCAAGGTGACAAATTGACCCGTTGCCAAACTTGATGTGATTGTGATCTCGCCTTCCATTGCGATTGTCTGTATCGTGCCGTTTGCTGGGTCAATATCAATCGTCCCAGTATCGCCTGCCGAATGCACTTCCTCGGTGATACTGCCATCAATGTCAATCGAGACTACACCCGTGAGCGTCATGCCGTCAGCGGTATAATCATCAAGGTTGAGAATATTTGCTCCACCAGCAGACCCGCCACCACTAAGAATGGTTGCAAGGCTTGTCCAGTTGTTATTTAGCTTTGTACCCCATTGGTCGGCATCGCCGCCGATAGCAGGAAGATTAAAGCTATATGGTGTAGTAGTTGACATAACTTAGTCCCTAAATTGCCCCTCTATTTTACTACGGTTCGCCTACGTTAGTTGAGGGGAAGAATGATGATTGACCGGGCCATACAATGCGAACACCTCCAGATCCCCCTTCTCGCCCATTAAAGCCGGAGCTAGTAGCAGGTGCTGGAGCGCCTTTGCCTTTTGCGTATGACGGGGACGCGATACCGTCCGCATCAGAAGAGCCATCGTCCCCATTCCACTCGCTTGGAGTGTTTACGCCAGCCGCGCCATTTGATCCTGCGCCATACAAATGCACCCCACCGCCGTAACCGCCGACATAGTTAGTGTAAGTGCTGTATGCGCCACCACCGCCACCGCCGCCTGCTCCATTTGTGGCAGCAACAGTATTAGACCCGCCATTACCGCCACTGCCGGAATATCCTGCCGCCCCACCACCGCCAAGGCCACCAGCCCCGCTAGTCGCGCCAGTACCGCCAGAGTTTTCACCAGAGCTAGTTGCGTCATCAGAAATGATATTTGTGTCTTCTGTAGTGGCATTGCCCCCGCCTTTTCCGCCCTTGGCCCGCAGAATGAATGTAGCACCCCGCTTAATGCCAGAAGAGCCGCCATGCCCGCCAACGGTACTAGAGCTATAAGCCGCCGCGTCGCCGCCATCACCAACAACTACAGTCAGCGTCTCCCCCGGCGTTACAGGAACCGTCCCATAGACCAAATCGCCGCCAGCGCCCGCGCCTCTCGCAGATGACGGGTGAGCGGAGGCTGAACCGCCGCCACCGCCTACACAGACGGCAGAGATAAAATTAACATTTGCTGGAACCGTAAAGCTGGTATTACCAACCGTTGAGAATACTTGGTCATCCTTGGCTACGCGGCCTTTCGCTACCACCAAACCCCTAAACATTATGCGTCACTCCATGAGTCGCCCGGCTCAGGCCGATCAGTCCAAATGCCTGAAGGCTCACTTCTGTCAGTCCAAGTATCACCGGGTTCTGCGCGATCAGCCCAAATACCAATAGGTTCATCCCTGTCTTCCCAAGCATCGCCCGGCTCAGGCTCATTCTCCCACTTGAGGCGGGCAGAAAACCCCATATCACCATCAGCAGAAACTTTACCGCCTGAGACAGTTATTGTGCGTGACAGGCTTGCCTTACCAATAGATGACCCAGCCGGTAATACACCAAACAACCGATACCGATTTATCCCTAGATCGACATCAGATGCACCATCTGACTTAAAGCCAACAAACTTTATTCTGTATGGAGACGCTATCGTAGCTGACGATCCATCAGACTCCGCCGCCATACTGACAATGATGTTAGCGCCAGCGTCTACAGCAGATGTGGCGTCAGAAGATGCCGCAGCATAGGTGTAATCGCCCTCTGCGTAGCCTCTAACCCAATATCCCGCTGTGACGTATCTAGCCATCTACAAAACCACTTTTATTCCGCTGGGGAGTCTTCTTGCGCTAACGCAGCGTCACGCTCTTTTGCTAGATGGATGTACAGGCTATAGAGTGCGGCATAGACACCCTCGTATGTCATCTTAGCGCCTTGAACAAGCACCTCGCCTGTCTCTGGGTTTAGCAGAGGAAATTCAGTTCCAGCGTTTTCGATTGAGAATGGTGAACCAACGCGACCCGCTGGCTTGCGAATGACATCGCCATCGCCCAGATTAATCACCTTCTCCTCGTCGAAATAGATGTTCTTGTTTCCTTCGCCGTTGGTAATAGTGACACCGTTTGCGCGAACGTATGAACTTCCAGCGACAGTTGTTTCCTTGTAGTTTGCCATTTAGTTGGCCTCCAGTTGCTCGATACGTGCGGTTAGCGACGCAATAGTAGCCTGCTGTTCTTGTATTGCCTTGGTAAGCAGTGACACCATGTTGGCGTAGTGTACAGCGTCGGGTTGCCCTGCGTCGTTGTATTCGACAAACTCCGTAAGCCCTGCGTCGTGTACTTCCTCAGCGATAAAGCCTGCGTATGTATTGCTTGGGTATTCGTTCTTATGCTCAAAGGTAACGGCTCGCAGATTCATCACATCCGCAACGCCATAAGTCATGTCTTGGATGTTTCTCTTGTACCTTGCTGATGACGTTGACCTATAAAGAGTGCCGTTTGCAGACACAACAAGATTTGCTGAACTGAATGTGGTCAGATTGTATGGGGAGTTTGTGGCTGTTCCAGTTCTGATTAGCCCATCGTCCCTGACAAAGAAAGTGTCAGTTCCGGCGCTATTCTGCACCGTAAACGACCTAAGAGAATTACTTGTTCCCGCCCCTTGAACATAGAACTTGCTTGTACCTGCGGTTGATGCCCCTATTGCTACCTCGCCGCCGTCCTCGATTACAAGCCTATTTGCGCTGGCAGTGTAATCGTAAATACCCCAGTTGTTCTGAAAAGCGTATAGCCCGAACTTCCTGCTACTGCCCTCCATGATAATCCTAGCGTTGTCTGGAGACGCGGCGCTGTCGCCTATGTGTAGCGTGGTGTAGTTTGCGCCAGTATCCGGCGAAGTCTGTCCAATGCCCACGTCGCCGCTGGAGGTTATGACTGCGCGATCCGTATTGTTGGTTCCGAATATTAAACTGCTGTTATTCCTATTATAGACATATCCAATGTCCCCGCTGGTCAATACGTCGAATCCAGAGCCGGTCGTGGCTGAGTTGGTCAGCCTAAAGGTAGAGAAGGTGGTTGAACTGCCGAGATGAAGTCCAGTAGCAGGCGACGCTATGCCAATCCCCACGTTGCCGCTTGGCTCAACAACGAAGCGTTCTGTTACCCCACTGCCTAGCTTGTCAGACCCAGACGCAATGCGGAAACGCGATGAAGTGTCATCAAACACCAACATCGGGCCAGTAGTGCCTGTGCCGCTAGTAATAGATACCCATTTGCCGCCAGAGCCTTCTACCGAGAGCGTTCGCGAGGCAGTTGTTGAATGCAAATCAAGCGTTGCAGATATAGTGCCGTCGCCAATCCCCACATTCTGCGAGCTATCAATCGTGATCGCTGTGCTAGTAGCGTTATCGTCGATGCCTGTGGAGGTGAACCCTGTCAGCGTCCCTACAGAAGTAATATTAGGCTGTGCGGCAGTTGTAAGAGTCGCCGCAATACCTGAGTCTGTGATTGTTAAGGCAGTAGACGTGGCGTTATCGTCGATGCCTGTGGATGTTAGATTGCCAACCGTTACCGCGTTGGTAGTCGTAGCGCCACGCCCTGTTACTGAATCAAGCGTATCTGTTTCGGTGTAGCTGGTAAGGTAGCTAGATAGATCAGGCGGCGTATAACTGAACACGCCCGTTCCACTGGTGTACGTTAATGCCGCCGTTCCTGCCGCGTTAGTCGTAACGCTAAGGTCAGCCGGTTGCAGTGCGCTATCAGCAAGAGATCCTTGGGCAGATGTGGCTAGTCCGGCTTCTGCCGCCGTTTGGTTAATCCATTCAGAGCTAGCGCTGTCGTATGCAAGCACTTCATTGTCCGCTACCGAAGTAATCGTGGCATCCGAAAGCCCACTAACCGACACGCTAGTGAGGTACGCTTGCAAATCGCTAATATCCGCCTCTACCAGCGCCCTCGTCTCAACTTGATTGCTAGCGTTACCGATAAACACGTTGCCATCATTAAGATTAGGCGTGTCATTGCTGCGGCCTGCGCCACCAACCTTGATAGAGCCAGCAGAAGCGTGTGAGCGAATCACTAGGCCAAGGTTCTGGATCAGTGATGACTCACCAGTAGGCTTGGTTGCCGTCAAGCCACCAGCCGTTGTGGAGACGTATACGGTATCCCCCGCGCTAAACGCAGAGGTATCCAGATCGTAGAGTGTGCCGAACGTAACTACGTTGACTGCGGCGTTAAGGTTAGCGTCAGCCTCAGCCAAGCCAAATGCAGGCATCTTAGCGGCATCATCAGCGTCTGCCTTAGAGACTACTGGCTGATTACCACTGACACCCGAAACGTGGACTACATCGCCCTTAGAAAGCGCCTCCCCAGCCTTAGCTGCAAAGATGATGGCGCCAGAAACCTCAACCTTATTGTCATTGAGGTTGATAAAGTTGGTATCTACCTCAGACCAAGTTAATTCTGAGCCTTTTGGCGCAGTACCGTCAGTCTGCGTCTCCGTCCGAGTTACGATGGTAGTCATCAGTCAAGAGTCACCTTCAGATTGCCAGCATTGATCCGTAGGATGTCACCAGTATCTACAGCCTTGGGAAGCGCAGTAACGAAGTCAGCAGGGTCTGTAAGCTCTGCGTAGGCCAGCATATTGCCGCCTGTGAGCGCATCAAAGATACCCGCATAGGTGATAGTACCCCATGAGCCTGTGGCCTCTGGGAACTCTATATTTGCGCTAGACGCGGCTGTAGTAGGGGTTGTCCCCGATACCGTAAATGCGGCGGCCTGACGCGCATATCCGTTGCCTGATACCTCAGTGCCTGCGGCAGAGTCGCTCGCAGTTGACGTAAACAACCCAACGTAAAGCGTAGACGGCGCAGTGTATGCTACCCCGCCAAAAACGTGATCGAGGATCTTATCCTCTAGGTAGTCTGAAAAGCTCATCCTAGCCCCTTAACTTTTAATGTAAGCCCAGAGCCTGAGAATGACGCAAGCTCCCCACTTTGATTGACCCTATCCCTAGCAGCAGAGTATAGCTGCGCCCACACACCAACACGCTGGTCTTCAGCGAGATACGGCGCTGAATGCAAGAGAGCGCCATACAGGTAGATATCTGGGTGATCTGTTAGCAACCAGTTGGTTGAGTTGGTCGCCAGCGATGGGATCTTTTGGTAATACAGCAGCTCCACTTCATACGTCCCATCAGGCGTAGGGAATACCTCAAATGCCCTCTCAGCGTGACGGTAGTATTTCGGCTCTCCGGTCGTGTTCTCTGCCCCTGCCCGCTTGTCAGCCATCGACGCAGATGACAGGTGCTCAAGGTGACGAGTGCCGCCACTGGTGATGTTGATGCGAATCGTCTCAACCCAATCAGATGGCCTGTCTAGGTACTGCTGATCCAAGTCAGCCGTAGCCCTGTTCTCCATCTCATAGTGGCGGATATCGCGGTTGATTGCCGCCTCAGCCAGCGTAATGAAGTCGGGGATCACGCTTGTCAGGTCATCGCGGTTTAGGAAGTCAGCGATCGACGCCTTTAGCTCAGTATAGTTTGACAGTGCCATTTACTTGTTCCGCTTCTTGCCTTTCTTGTACTTCTTTCCGCAGGCCATCACTTGCTCCTCGATTTTGTACCAGAACA